CGAAGACGGTGTGAGGTTCTGGTCTGGGCAACCAGATTGTAGGGAGAGGGGCACGATAGTGGTGTTCCCAAGTTACATGAGCCACCAGGTGACACCAGTAACATCGGGTACGAGATACTCGTTGGTAGTGTGGGCTCTTGGCAAGCCGTTTCGATAAATATAACATGGACATAACACTCACAGATAGTGCCTACGAGCATCTACGGGATCTACGGAGGAAACACGATAAGGAATTCGTGCGACTGGACGTCAAGGCTGGCGGTTGCGCTGGCTACGAGTACGAGTGGTCCTTCGATGACGCGGATGGCAGGGACGACAGGATCGTTGATGACATACTACTGGTACACAAGATGTACGAGATATACCTCATGGGCACGGAGATAGATTACGACAAGGACGACTTTGGTGCGACATTCAAGTTCACCAACCCAGCGGCAAAATCGAGTTGTGGTTGCGGAACCTCTTTTTCTGTCTAACTATATACTAATGCGGTCTTGGCGGAAGAGGTAGACGCGGAAGTAATTCTAAAGATGTCCAATAAGGATAGTTTTGTGCCAGTTCAAATCTGGCAGACCGTACCATAGAGGGTTAATTTAGGAAGGGTGGCGCCTAAACGTTGCCCGCCCTCAGAAAGATTTTAATTATGATACATTACCCAATTACGATTACAGACAATTTTTTCGATGACCCAGACTGGGTGGTAGGACTATCGAAGAAAGCGAGATACACGAACCCAGATGGAGGCCTGTGGCCAGGTGTTCGTTCACAACCACTACATGAGTTGGACAACGAGTTCAACCAATACGTACTACAGAGATACTTCCTACAATTCTTCTCACACAGGGAGATGACGAGGAATTGGGGTTGTCAGTCGGCATCCTACTTCCAACGTATATCATCGAAGATAGATTTTGGGTGGATACACCACGACTACCCACAGGTCCACACGTTCATCATATACCTGACACCAGGCGCTGACCCATCATCGGGCACAGGGTTCTTCAAGGAGAAAAATTTTGACAGGGTGGATTATCGTCAACAGGAGAGGAGCGGACACCACAGCGGGCAGACGAGCCCAGAGGTGGCACGTGCGGCTGCGGAGGAACATAACAGCCAGTACGTCCAGACAGCCTACTGTGGCAACGTCTACAACCGTTGTGTTGGTTTCGATAGTCAGTTGGCACACGGTGTTGTCAACTATGATGTGAACACGCCAGAGGAGGAGAGGTTGACATTGATAACATTCATAGATGAGATAACTGGTGGTCGCACACCAATAGCGAACAGTAGGAGTAAACCATTTGTGAGAGAAGGGGCAAACCCATTCATGGCACCTAAAGACTAGGTATTGTGTGTGGAATTTATTTAGACATAGGCAACAAATCCTCATTCCTGGAGCATACATATAATGCTGCTTTCCAGAAAAACGTTATCTGCTAACCACATAGAATTTCCACAGTATCATACAGTAAGAGAGATTGATAGTCTCGGTGATAGTATAGACCAACGTAAAGTATTCCTCGGTGGTAAAGAAAGACGAGAACAACGATTCCGTCTCTACTCCCTATACAAAGATATAAACAAGAACGGAATGCTCCATCCAATTATAATCAATACTTGGAACGAAGATAAGGTGGCGGTAGGCAATCAGAGACTATGGTATGCGAAAGAACATGGTTACACGCACATCGATTGTTACTGTGTGCCTGGTCATAATGAATTTATAGAGGTCTTAGAATTTACAAATAGTGAGATATACTGGGAAAAATATATGAATGACGAAGTGAAGGAATTAATAGCGAAAGAGATTACACACCAACAACACCATCAACTCATACCACTAGACGAACTCACCTATAAGTGGGATAACGTCACGGGTAACTGGGAGAGTTATGCCAATGTTAGAGGTATAAACTACGAGAAGTTATTTGACGATATGGACAAGAATGGTATGTTACACCCCATCATGGTCCGTAGAATGAACGGGAAGTATCGTAAGTGGCAGGCTGGTGGTCGTAGGATACTATGGGCAAAAAAGAACGGATACACTCATATTTCAGCATATGTGTTAGAGAACCAGGAAGATGTTGATAACATCTACAAGGAGACATATGACGAAACATATAAATAAACATGAGGTAATACATTAATCCACCCTTTCTGGGTGTTGAGTTTAAAATTAATCAAGGAGAAAATATGTTAAGATTAATTACTATTACGGCGGTATTCATGTCGCTATTTGCCTATCAGGCTATGGCCGCGGATATCACACCGTATGGTACCTTTAACTATAAATGGTCACATAACGAGAACAGTTCTGGCGTGGCACACGATAAGTTAGAGAACAACGGATCAATTCTAGGTATAGACGTTATCGAAAGTTTTGATGAAGGAAGTTCCATATCGGGTATCGCCAAGTTAGAGGTAGGCGTTGATGTTGACGATAGTGGATCAGACACTTTAGATTCCAGACTGGCATATGTTGGTTTAGAAAATAATGGTGTTTCGATTACTGCTGGTCGTCAGGCACACTCATGGGTTTCTAAAACTGGAAACTTTGAAGTGTACGGAGGCAACGCTGTATTCAGTTATGGTACAAGGTCATCAAACACAATCAAATTAGACAATGGCTCTCTAAGTGTCATGGCTATGGTTGATGGTTCTTCTGGACAAGATGGTATTGATATGTGGGAGGGTACGCTCTCTCATAGTATGAGTGGCATTGATGTATCAGTAGGATATTCTGATGACGTGGTTAACGATATCTCTTATTGGGGCGGCGGCGCTTCAACAACTGTAGGTGATTTAACAATCGCTTCAACTTATACTGTGAAGGATGCGGCAACGGATCTAACTGGTATGGAAGCAACGATTGGATGGAAAGCATTGACAGTTGGTTACGGAGATAAAGAAGGTACAGGAACGTATATGACTTATGGGTTGAGCCATGATATGACAGAAAGTCTAACCGTCTATGCTGAGATGCAACAAGATGATTTAGATACTGGCACAGACCTACAACATTATAGCGCAGGTGCGAAATTTACGTTCTAAACAAAATTAAACAAGGAGAAAAACAATGGATAAATGGATCAAAGATTTAGGCGCATGGAAAGATTACGGACTAATTTTATTAGCGGTATCAATCTTTACAGGCATACTACCAGTAATGGCAGTAGTCAAGTGGGGTCTAATTGCTTGGATCGCTGTCAACGTATGGCAGAGACATAACGGCAAATAGGAAACACAATGAGAGACATAACAAAAAATCGCTGGAAAAAATTTTTCTATGTAGTGGTAGTTATATTCGCTTTCTGGCTTGGTCACCAATACGGTGAAGAGGCTGCGAAGATGATTGACGAAGTACCAGTACCAAAGATTACTTTTGAGAGTGAACCTGAGATAGAAATCCCAGTACCAACTGAGGACGTGTCAGGCTAATCAAAACGACCGTATCGTTGAATTAAGATTTTTCGAAGTCTTTCCCAGACGATACGGTCATACACTTGTCGACCATTCCTTGGTTCTCTCATGGCAAGTTTATCATACTTCATCTTACACTTCAAAATCTTCTCTAACATTGAGAACACTCCCTCACACCAAATTTCCAAAACTCTTTCAGTTCTAAATCAGAATTAAATAATTCACCATCAATATATTGGCCAATAAAAAACGGCACTAAGAGTGCCGCAACAAATAATATAATCCAAAATATATTACCTTTCATATAAGGCAAAAGTTTGAGCATTATTCATTAAGACATAACTAGGGTCACGTCTATAAGTATCCGTAGATGATCCACGATACCTAACTCTTAATCGTAGTCTATTCTTTTTGATAAACTCTTTAACAGATTTCAGATACTTGATATCAATTTTTTTCATCAATGACATTTCACTATACATTGGGTAAGTGAAAGGTATCTGATTGTCAAACATAAAATCGTATAATATTTTTTTCATTACGCTGCCTCCATTAGAGAGTAAGGAACTCTCCACTGACCACCAAGGTTGGTGTCTCTGATTACAGCCTTCTTAGGGTTAAGAGTAGTGATAACACCAGGTCTCTTACGACCGTTAGGTCTTCCAAAGAGAACATGGTCTCCAACTTTAAATTCAGATTTAGAGTTAGACTTAGCGTCTCTAATCGCACACTCTAACAGAAACAAACTGTCTTTGTTAGATTTGTCCTTGATAAAGTCAAGTATATCAGGTAAGTTATTAAATTCAAGTTTCATAATATAGTCTCTTTCTTTGTTATTATAGTTATACTATACACCACAATGGTGTATTTGTCAAGCGTTATTTTAAATTATTCTACGTTAAAAAATCCTAGTTCGTCCGCATATAAAGATGGGTCACAATCAAACATCTCAATAAAGATGGTCTTACAAGATTTCGCAATAATAGTCTTCATAGTATCTCTTGGTAGACTATCTAACATTTCGATAAAACTAGCAGCCGCCTCGAACTGGTTACCACCAATAAGACTGGCAACTGTTTGATAATCTTGTCCATCATATGGAGTATTGATATATTTTAATAAGTTGTTTTGAGTTGTTTTCTGTTTCATAATTAGTCTCTTTCTTTGTTATTATAGGTATACTATATACTATAAATAATAGAAAGTCAAATAAAAAATACACTTTTCTTTAAATTAAAAGTGTTGTTTTTCAATGACTTAGTAATATTGAACAAATAAAAAGTGTTGTATTTTTACAACAAGTGGAGATTTTATGGGATTTTTAGACAAATTATGGACAATGACAGATAGTTTATGGCAACCAAAGAGTAAGAAGGGTAAGACGAAGAACCTGGCGGAACACTTTGATACACCAGAAGAACCAAAGAAGAAGAAAAAGAAGGTAGTCAAAAAGAAGAAGAAGGCTGCTAAAAAGAAAGAGAAGAAGTAATGGGTACATGTATAAATTGTGAACACGGTTGCCACTGTTCTAGTGGTGGATCATGTCAGAGTTGCGAGTGTTCTAACTGTGAGCATGGGTAATGGCTATAAGTAATAATAATTATAGACAGGGTCCAAAGAAACGCACATCTATTGGTAACAGTTGTAGGTCAAGGCCTAAGAATAAACAGAAACGTAAACAACACACACGAAGTAGAGGGCAAGGTAGTGCCTAGTGTTCATCGAAACGGTGATAGTAATACTGGTGGCGGAGTTGTTAGTTCTGGCCGTAATGTCAATGTGAATGGGCAACCCATCTCCGTAGATGGAGATAGTGTCTCGGCACATGGACTACATACTGGAGTTAAAACTGCCAATGGTAGCGGTAGCGTCAATGCGAATGGCAAACCAGTCAATCGCAAGGGAGACGCTGACACCTGCGCTCATACAAGAAGTTCAGGGAGTTCTAACGTTTTTGCTGGGTAACTTGATAAATAGTTATCATGGCAATACTACAATCAGGATATAGAGACGCAAGTGGCACCAATGCGAGTGCCAGGAGTACGAGACTTTATTCAGACTTGGCACTTTCTTTTGAGAAGAATGTGGCAACCAAAGACTTGATTGTGAAGAAGGACGTTGAGGCTGTCAAACAATCTGTCCGTAATCTGATATTAACAAATCATTACGAGAGACCATTTCACCCAGAGATTGGGTCGAGTGTGTCGGCACTATTGTTTGAACCAATGACCCCTATCACGGCAAACGTATTACAACGTGCCGTATCAGAGGTAATAGAAAATTTTGAGCCAAGGGCAAGACTCGTCTCAGTTATCGCTTCAGCCCAGCCAGATAGAAATAGTTACGAAGTGACTATCAGTTTTTATGTCGTTAATGTACCAGGTGAATTAATAACCTTAACAACAATGTTAGAAAGAAGTAGATAATGGCTAAAAGACTTTCAGTAACATCATTAGATTTTGATGATATTAAAAATAATATGAAGACGTTTTTACGTCAACAAGACCAATTCACAGATTACGATTTTGAGGGGTCAACGATATCTACCTTGTTAGATGTTCTGGCATACAACACACATTACAACGCGGTCTATGCCAATGTTCTCGCCAATGAAATGTTCCTAGATAGTGCGGACATAAGAAACAGTATTGTCTCACATGCGAAACATGTAGGTTACACACCAAGAAGTGCGACATCACCAATTGCCAAATTAAACGTGGTTGTTTCTGACTTATCAGGATCAAGTGCTACCGCGGCGAGAGGTACAACTTTCACCACAACAGTTGATGGTACATCTTACAACTATGTTGTCAAAGATGATACAACAATCAATCCAGTTTCAGGCGTCTATACGTTTTCTGAATTACCAGTTTACGAGGGCACGTTAGTTAACAACAAATATACGGTTGACGTTTCAAACGCAGACCAAAGATTTTTAATTAAGAATAAATTTGCGGATACAACAACATTACAAGTTACAGTTCAAAACAGTTCAAGTGATACGACCACGGTAACCTACACGAAGTCAACAGACTTGGCAGATGTTTCATCTACATCAACGGTCTATTACCTAGAAGGTGTCGAAGATGAACAGTATGAAGTTATATTTGGTGATGGTGTTTTAGGTAAATCATTATCGACAGGCAACATCGTCACACTATCTTACATAGTGACGAGTGGTACGGGTAGTAACGGTGCTACATCTTTCACTCTATCTGGTAACATCGCAGGTAGTTCAAGCGCAACTATCACTACGGCAAGTAATTCATCAGGTGGGTCAGAACCAGAAACTCCAGACAGTATTCGTTTCAACGCACCAAGACAGTACGCTTCACAAAATCGTGCCGTAACCACAAAAGATTACGAAGCGAGAGTGAAGACAATTTTTCCAAATGCTAAGTCAGTTCAAGTATGGGGTGGTGAAGATAACAACACACCTGTTTATGGTCGTGTCTATATCTCTATCAATCCAAAATCTGGTGTCTCAGTTACAGAGAGTAACAAGGCAGATATTATCACACAGTTAAAAGATTTTAACGTTGCGAGTATTACACCAGTTATAGAAGACCCAGAGACAACTTTCATTCAGTTAAATGTTGTGGTCAAGTATGACCAGAAAGCAACAACTAAGGCACCTGATACAATCAAGTCATTAGTTCAGAATACGATTACAACATACAACGAGAACAACCTACAACAGTTCGACCAGATGTTCAGACACAGTAAATTCATAGAGACGATAAACAAAGTTGATACGGCAATACTATCAAACATCACCACGGTAAAATTACATAAGTCATTCACAGCGACAACGACTGGTACAACAACTTATACTATTGGTTTCAACAACGCATTTTATAATCCACACAGTGGTCATAATGCGAGTGGCGGTGGTATATTAGTTTCAACAGGATTCAAAGTCTCTGGTGATACGACTAACGAATATTTCTTAGATGAAGACGGACAGGGTAATGTGAGATTATACTATATCACGGCAGGTGTTAGAACATACACAAACAGCACACAGGGTACGATAGATTATACAAACGGAACGATTGTGTTAAACTCTTTACATATCTCTAGCGTATCAAACATAAATGGTTCTACGTCAACGGCAGTAAGATTAACGATTGTGCCAAACTCAGTAGATATCAAACCAGTTCGTAATCAGGTCATAGAGATTGATGAAACAAACACTACGACAACTGTAACGGCTGATGACTTTGATACAACTTCAGGTATAGGTTATACAACATCAACAAGTTATGCTTAATCTATGGCTAAGTTTAATAAAAAATTAAGTCCGTTAGTTAACAGACAGTTACCCCAACACATACAGGCTAACAATCCACTCTTAGCGGAGTTTCTAAAACAATACTATGTCTATATGGAGTCCGCACAGATTACGTTATCTAGTGTCACGGCGTCAGACCAGATATTATTAGAGACGGCGTCAGAAGGTTTTCTGGCATTAGATGGTACGGACGAAAAGGGCAATAACGAGAACGATTACTTACTCAACGAAGAAGGTAGTGTTGGTGAGTTCACAAAGGGTGAGACGATTACGGGTTCCACATCTGGTCAGACGGCAACGATACTGGCAGAGGACACAGACAATCTAAAAATTTATATTAGTTCTAACAGTTTATTCGTAACTGGTGAGACAATCACAGGCAGTTCATCTGGTGCCGCGGGTATCATTGGTAAATACAGAGCGAATCCTAACGAGACACTAACCCAACTATTAGACTATGCGGACGTCAATGATACAATAGATGATTTTTTCGTACAGTTTAGGAATACATTTTTACAGACTATACCAAACAGACTTACAGACGGATTAGATAAGAGACAACTGACAAAGAATATCTTATCATTATATAAGAGAAAAGGCACGAAGAAGGGACACGAGATTTTCTTCCGTGCGTTGTTAAACGAGACACCAGAATTATATTACCCAACAGTTGATATGTTGAGAGTTTCTGCTGGTAAGTTCAACACATCAAACATATTAAAGATTACTCTATCATCACCATCAGATGGTGATATGACAAAACTAAAAGGACAGACAATCACACAAGCAAATGTTGTTGGTAATACTAACGTCAACCTGGCGACAGCGACAGTAGAAGATGTAAGTATATCTGCTGTTCAACTTGATGGTATTCAGAGAGACGTTGCTACACTCATTCTAAACAAAGCGAGTATCAGTGGTACTTTTGTTACCAATGATGGTAGCACGATGTTGTTAGACGGTACAGATGGTAGTTCAACAAATGCGGGTGACGAGATAATAAACGAAGATGGATCAAGTGTATTACAACAGACTTCATCAACGATAACTGGTGTTCCAAATAATAACCCAGATGTTACCCTAACATGTACTATTCAATCTATTGTAGATGATATCGAAGTCAACACACCAGGACGTTACTATACAGTAGGTGAACAAGTTGCGGTCGACACTAACTCACAAAAAGGTGGGGGTGGCATGGTCGCACAGATTGATAACACATCTTATGGTAGTGTCGATAGTATCATTATCAATACTGCTGGTACTGGTTACGCTGAGGGTGATGTATTGGCAGTTACGAATCCAACACACGGTTCTGGGCTGGCAGGTAAAGTTGCGGTTGTCAATGGGGGTTTCACATTAGAACAAGATACACTAGACGATGGTATTCTTATGATGGAAGGCAGTTCAACTGACCAACTGGTTATGGAAGCAGCCACAAATGGTGGGGGTAGTCCAACAAATGATATCACAAAAATTTTAATTACAAACGCAGGTGGTGGTTATCTATCACTACCAGCAGTAACGGTCACATCATCTGGTGGTAGTGGGGCAGATGTATTCCCTGTATCAGATAGTATTGGTAAGGCACTATCTGTCAAACCAATCGACCAAGGATTCAGATACGAAGAACCACCTGGGATACTACCTAAGTTACACATGCAGATTGATAGCCTATCAGGTGCCTTCGCTATAAATGAAACAGTTAGTTCAACAAAAGAAGACAACATTGTTTTGGAACCATTCCAAGAATTGGATTATGCGATACTGTTAGAAGACCACAGACAGGCAGTAATACGATTAGATGGTGAAGAAGGAGATTTAATCACAGAGGACGGTGATAGTATCGCTTTCGAAGAATTGGCAACTGATCCAGTCTTCGATGGTTTCGAACAAGATAAGATTATCACGGAAGATGGTGATAAGATTGTCAACACAATCTATGAAGTTACGAATACAACAGACTTTCTAACAATCACTCATAACGGCACAGATGATAGTAGATTGTTAAACGAGGACACATCAACAACTACTGCTACAGTAGAAGAATTATTGGATTCAGATTCCAACATCTTAACATTGAACACGGTAAATGGAACCTTCGATGATAAAGTGACACTCACTGGTGGCACCTCAGGTGCGACCGCAAGAGTTAGAAGTGCTGATACGGCAGTGATGTCTTCGAGTGTTGGCACGGTCATTGAGACAGATGGAGAGTTTAGTGGTGTTGATGGATTCATATCAGAGAGTACGAAGAAGATACAAGATAGTTTATACTACCAAGATTATTCATACATCGTAAAAGTTGGTGAGAGTATCACGGAGTGGAGAGACTATCTCAAATCTGCTGTACACCCTGCTGGTTTCTACTTTGCGGGTGAGGTTAGTATTAAGAGTAGGTTGAATGCTAGAATGAAAACTGGATTTACTAGATTGTCTGGTAAGACTGAGACAGATGAGGTGATAGAAATACTAACAGTTATCTTTGGAGAGAAACTTGGTAGAAGATTAGGTACGGCAACTGACGGTTCATCATTACGAAGTAACCCAGAGAGTACAATAGAGTTGGATGCCTCTTTCACATCGAACACGAGGGCTGTGACCTTAAACCAAGATATAACAATCAAATTAAATCAACAGAGGACACCTAACACGACGGTTCATTCAACGACACCAACGACTGGTGTTATCTATGCGGGACCAAGAATGAGTACGATAGGTAAATTTGTCAACACGGCATTTGGTAATGCGGGTGGTGGTGGTATGTCAGGTATCACAATAGCGACATTGAACAATTTGAAGATTATGGGTACGAATACATCAATCGATGGTGACTTTGTACAGATTGGTGACTTCTCTTTACCAATACATACGAATTTCGCAATACCAACGGAAGTATCATTCCAGGAAGATACTTTCAGTAGTGATGGACCTGCGGCAACAACATTCGACACAACTGGTAAGAAATTTGATGATAACATCGCATAAGGGAGTATAAATAGAGTATATGGCATATCAAGCAATAGGATTAGGATCAAGTGCTAACGACGGTACGGGTGATACCTTAAGAATAGGTGGTGATAAGGTTAATGATAACTTTGTCGAAATCTATACAGCCCTAGGGGCAGGTTCAACTACCGCATTAAAGATTATCACAACGGGTGCTTCAAGCGGAGACGCATTAATATTCAACTCATCAAACTCAAGGTTTGAACCAACAGCAGTTCAAGCGACCGCATTTACAACTCTCACGGCAGAAGGTTCAACTGATGATAGTTTTGAGACAGTTATAGGTGTCGTGGATCCAACCGCAGATAGAACAATCAATTTTCCAAACGCAACTGGTACGGTAATTACAACGGGTAACTTATCTGATATATCATTTGGTGCCAACTTAGTATTCGAGGGTAGTACGGCAGACAGTTTTGAGACAACTCTTGCGGCAACTGACCCTACCGCTGATAGAACGATTACTCTACCTAACCTAACTGGTACTGTATCATTGATTACGGCAACAGAAACTTTAACAAACAAAACATTAACAAGTCCAACTCTTAATAGTCCTGCTATTAACAGTCCAACAATTATTTTTGAGGGTAGTACGGCAGACAGTTTCGAAACAACTATCGCTGTTACAGACCCAACAGCAGATAGAACGATTACTCTACCAAATGCGACAGACACACTTGTAGGTAAAGCAACAACAGACACATTAACGAACAAGACATTAACAAGTCCTGCTATTAACAGTCCAACGATTATCTTTGAAGGTAGTACGGCAGACAGTTTTGAAACAACAATCGCTGTCGTGGATCCTACAGCAGATAGAACGATAACGTTACCTAATGCGACAGATACATTAGTTGGTAAGGCGACAACAGACACATTAACAAACAAAACATTAACCACACCAATAATCGCTGAGATAGATAGTGCCTCAACAATTACTTTAGACGCGGCAACAGACATTATATTAGACGCTAATGGTGCTGACATATTCTTAAAAGATGACGGAACAACTTATGGTAGTTTAACAAATACAAGTGGTAACTTAATTATCAAATCAGGCACAACTACTGCCGCAACTTTTTCTGGTGCGAATGTAACACTGGCAGGTACTGTAGGTAGTGGGGCTATTACATCTTCATCAACAGTAACCGCAACACAAGCAATTTTAAGTAGTGCGAGTCCATTAGTATTTGAAGGAGCAACAGCAGACAGTTTTGAAACAACAATCGCTGTAACTGACCCTACCGCTGATAGAACAATTACATTACCAGACGGAACTGGTACCGTAGCATTAACCTCAGATATAACAGCCTTAGCCGGTATTGATGACCAATCATCTTCTAACGATGACCAAATTACAATCACAGATACGGCAGTTGTTATCAACGAGGATTCTGATGACTTAGACTTTAGAGTTGAGACTAATGGTAACGCTAACATGTTATTCATTAGTGGCGGTAATAATATTGTAGGTGTTGGTGCTGAAGGAGATTTAGGTACAGGATTACATATTAAAACAGCAGATAGTGGAGCAAGTGTTTCTGTTCACGCAGACGAATTAGTTGTAGAAGGAAGTGCTAACTCTGGCATATCAATTTTATCTGGTAATTCTAATAATGGAAGAATTATGTTTGGTGATGATGGTGATAACGATATTGGATATATTGAATATGACCATGGTGCCAATCAATTGGCTTTAGGAGCAAATGCGGCAAGTCATTTAAAAATTGATAGTGCAGGTCATGTAACTACACCTAATAATCCTGCTTTTAGAGTGGTACAATCAACGAGTGGAGATTTCGCAAATGGTCATACGGCATTTAACGGTACTGGAGGAATTACAGAACAATATGATGTTAATTCTGACCTAGCAGGTAATGGCACATTCACAGCCCCGGTAACAGGAACATATCTTTTTACTATAGGTATCGCGGATGCCAACTCAACAGACGATACAAGTTACGATATGCGACTTCTAACGAGTAATAGAAACTATAGGTGGGGAATAAGAAACAAATTTGAAGATAATACTACTGGTATAACTACCATGACGATAAAAGGAAGTGTACTCGCTGACATGGATGCAAATGACACTGCTTCCGTTGAGGTTGCTACATCCGCAACAATAACTATCGAAGGTAATGTAGAACATTCTTTCTTTAGTGGGGTATTAATAGGCTAAACGAAATAATTAACTTTAAAGGAGGTTTAAAATGGCTAAAACAATAACAATACAAATAACAGATTTACAAGAAAAAATATTATACAGCGAGTTAAAGGGTACAATACCTGCTCTACAATCACAAACTGGAAACGATAACGAGGGTATAAAAGACTGGGTAGAAGCAGCAGTAAATGGAAAAATCAATAATGCTTGGAAAAGATTTAGAACAGAATGGACAACAACATTAATGAATGATGATTCTTTCACGGATTCTTTACCTTCAGTTCAAGCAGATTTTGTAAATTTAATTACAGCAAGAAGTGATTACAAGACAAGGCAACAAAAAGAAGACGCATAGGATTGAAAAACTGTATAAATAGATTATAAGGAAACATAATGCCAGCAATAATTACAAAAGATTTTAGAGTACATAACGCCAGACAGTTTCAGGAATCATTTTCTGAGAGTGCTGATGTATATTACTTGGCAATAGGCAGACCACAGGCGTTCGCCAATGACCAAGCATTTAACGATGGGACAGATACGGCACCACCTACACCAGTAGATAGTGTTGGATCCATTGAACATTATGTCTATGATGACTTATTATCCGCGAAAAAGGTAACAAGTTCAGACATTACCTTATGTATTCCAAGAAAAAACTGGGCGACTGGCACAACATACGATTATTACAGGCACGATTACGGAGAGATTAATAGTGCGGGTGCAGTAATTGCGGCAAACTCTGGGGCTACGACCTTATTAGATAGTACGTTCTATGTAATGAATAGTACCTTTGATGTTTACAAATGTATTGATAACGACGGCGATACAGCCTCAACTACTGAACCTACGGGTAATAAATCAACGTCAGTATTCAGTACGGCAGATGGATACAAGTGGAAATACATGTATTCACTATCTGCCTCTGAACAGGCAAACTTCCTGTCAACAGATTTCATGCACCTCTCAACAGAGAGTACAGATTTCTCAACTACGGCAGGTGCGATAGAACATGTTAAGATAACCGCTGGGGGTAGTGGTGGTTCTAACGGAACATATACGAGTGTCGCAATAAGAGGTGACGGATCAAGTGGTGCGTGTACGGTAGTTGTATCTGGTAATGCTGTAACGGCAGTAACGATAACAACCGCAGGTAGTGGTTACACTTTCGCAAGTATCAAAGCGAGTGATTTTGGTAACACATCAGGTTCTGATATTGATTTCATCATATCACCACCAGGTGGACATGCGTCAGACGTTATCACAGAGTTAGGTGGATTCTTCGTAATGATGAATTTAGATTTAACACAGGGTGATGGTAGTGGTGACTTCAACGTCACTAACGACTTTAGAAGGATCGCTCTATTGAGAAATCCAACAGACAGTACGACAGGTTCAACGGCAAGTGCTTCGACACTAGACGCAACAAAGTCAATCACATTTAGTGGCACGCCAGGGTCATTCCAGGCAGACGAGAAGATTACACAGGCTACTTCTGGTGCGGTAGGGTTCGTTGTTGATTTCAATTCGACAACTAAGGTATTGAGATACATACAACCACAATTCGCAAACCAGGGTATTGATAGTAACCAAAATCTAACTGCCTTCACTGGCACGGCAACGGTTACTGGTGGTACTTCGAGTGCGACAGGCACACCATCATCACATGATATTACTCCAGAATTGACAGCAGATAGTGGTGAAATACTGTATGTAGAAAATAGAAAACCTATCACTAGGGCGTCAGACCAAACGGAGAATGTAAAGTTAATCGTAGAGTTTTAGGAGAGATAGATGGCAACAAACTTTAACGTCTCACCTTACTATGATGACTTTTCAGACAGTAAGAATTTTCACAGACTTTTATTCAGACCTGCTTTCGCTGTACAGGCGAGAGAACTAACACAGTTACAAACCATACTTCAAAATCAAGTTCAACGATTTGGTGAACATGTATTCAAAGAAGGTAGCATGGTCATACCTGGTGAGGTAACACTTAACATCAAGTATGAATATGTAAAACTGGCAAGTCACTCTACAACAACCGCTTCCAACATGGTGGGTCTAACCGTAACAGGTGGCACCTCAGGTATCGAGGCAGAGGTTGTCAATACGAGTGAGGCAAGTTCCACGGCTGCGGCAACGATTTACGTTATCTACAAAAAGTCAGGCACAGATAATGTAACAAAAAGATTTACACAGGGTGAGACTTTAACTTTCACATATAACAGCACATCATCGAGTGCGGTTGTTGGTACATCTGGTACATCATTACCTACAAGTTCAAATGCTCTAGGTCAAGGTAGTTCAGTTAACGTACAGGCAGGTGTCTATTTTGTTAATGGATTCTTCGTTAAGAATAGTGAAGAAACATTAATACTAGACCCATACTCAAATACTCCATCTTACAGGGTTGGATTTACGGTAACAGAAAGTTTCATAACACCAGAAGATGATACAACATTAAACGATAACGCAACTGGTTCATCAAACATAAATGCTCCAGGGGCACACAGATTTAAAATCGCATTAACACTTGCGAAGAAACTTACAACTGATACGGACGATACAAACTTCGTAGAGTTGGTGAGAACAAAGACTGGTAACACAGAGAGAATTGTAAAGAGAGCAGACTATAACATCTTAGAAGAAACTCTAGCGAGAAGAACGGCAGAGGAAAGTGGTGATTATGTAATTCAACCTTTCGATATAGATGTTAGAGAACACTTAGACAATGGATCAAATCGTGGTATCTTCGCGGCAGATAGTGATAGTTTACACGATGGATTGAGTGCGACTATCTCAGAGGCAAGATTGGCAATTGGTCTATCTCCAGGTAAAGCATATGTTAAAGGTTACGAGTTAGATACAACGTCTCAGAAATTTGTTACGATAGAGAAGGCGAGAGACTTCGATACTATACAGAATAGTACAACAAGACTTGCTATTGGTAACTTCGTTAATGTCACAAACATACATGGTTCACCAGACATTGGTACAGTATCAGGTGAGACAGAGGCATTCAAAGAGTTAGCATTATTCAAAGATAAGAATAAAGTTAGAGGTACAAACAACGCAACTACTAACGTTGATGTTCAACAGATTGGTAGGGCAAAACCTAGATACTTCGAATATGTTTCTGGTACAGCAGGTTCATTATCAACAAACAAAACCTCAGTTTATAAACTGGGTCTATTCAATATCGATATGTTCACACATGTTGGTATAACAACGGCAGTTTCTTTCACCACTGGTGAGACAGTATCAGGTGGAACAAGTGGGGCTACAGGTGTTGTAGAGGCAATATCTGCCAGTTCATCAACTGACCCAGACGCATTTATCACGGAAGAGGGTGACGCTATCGTATTAGATGGCACAGACGCTTCCAAAACAAATGAGAATGACCAACTTATCGCTGAACAAACTATATTTACGACTATCGTATTGAGTAATGTTTCGGGTAGTTTTGCGAATGCGGAAACAGTAACTGGTGGCACATCAACAAATAGTGGCACAGTAATTGGTGATATATCTACACAGAAAGCGGTAAACAGTTTTGAGTTCGCTGAGACTAAATCTATAGGTATGATAGGGTCGCCAAACTTTACGGCAGACATGGTACTAAGTACGAGTGCGGCAAACGAGAAAGACAAATCAAATATCACACTTGCTGGTTCAATTGATATTGCGGCAGGAACAACAGTTATCTTTGGTAAGAATACTAAGTTTAATTCTGAATTGAAGATAGGTGACAACATAGTATTTGAAGATGACGCAGGAACCCAACACAGCAGATTTATTTCTGGTATCACAAACAATACCAGGGCGTCTATCACAGAGACACAGGCAACGACAGTTACGTCCGCGTCAACACAGAGAAGAAGAACAAGATTAAATAATATCGATACTACGGCACTCATCTATAAATTACCAGAAAATGTTATTAAGACATTGAAGACAGACGCTAACGCAGGTATCACAGATACCTCACATAAAGTGAGAAGACAATTCGTTGAGACTTTATCATCTTCTGGTGTTGCGACATTTAGTGCGGGTGCGAATGAGACATTTAATGCTCACGCTGAGGCAGATTACACATTATCGATAATGACAGCAGGTTCTAGTGACGGTGCGATTGGAGATGTCATATCACTTTCAGGTAACAACCACGAGGGTGACAGTAGGTTCACATTGACTGGTAGTCCAAATGGTAGACAAGTTCAAGTTGATTTAGGGGCAAACTTCGCTACGGCAAAAGTTAAACTCGTGGCAACGATAACAAGAAGTATCGCCAACGAGAAAACGAAAGCATTAGTAACAGGTGCGACAACAGCGATATCAACACAAGCAAATTGTGAAGAAAAAACAATTGGTATGAGTAAAGGTGATATCTTCGCATTAACGAGTGTCTTCATGGCACCAGATTTCAGTACGGCAGCGACAACAAGTCATACTGATATCACAGACAGATTTACACTAGACAATGGACAGAGAGATAGTTACTACGACATTGGTCGTATCGTAAGAAAAGATGGAGCACAGACACCAACTGGTAGATTGTTAATCACATTCTCACACTTCACACATGGTAGTGGAGATTACTTCTCAGTAGATAGTTACTCAGGTGTTGTTGATTACAGCGCTATACCATCTTTCGATAGTCCAACAAAAGGTAAGATAGAATTAAGAGACGCATTAGACTTTAGACCAATGGTTGCGAATGATAGTGGTGTTGTAGGATTTGGAGCAGTAGATAGTATTGGTGCGAAGAATTACACGGGCGGCGGTTCATCAGCAGTTGATATGCCTAAACCTGGTAGTGACGCAACATTAGATTTCGAGTTTCATCTGGCAAGAATAGATGGGATATTCCTAACACAAGAGGGTCTATTTAAACAGGCAAAAGGAACGCCTGCGATTGACCCACAGAGACCAGAACCATTCAATGACGCTATGGCGTTATACTACTTAAACTTACCACCATTTACTTTCAATACGAGTGACATTAAGATTACCACAGTAGATAATAGACGTTACACGATGAGAGATATTGGTAAGTTAGAACAGAGAATTAAGAACATAGAATACTACACACAGTTAAGTCTATTAGAACAACAGGCAGTTAACACACAGATACAAGATAGTGCTACTGGACTTGATAGATTTAAGAATGGTATCATTGTAGATAGTTTCAAAGGTCACAATATTGGTGATATACTTTCTGGTGAATATAGATGTTCAGTTGATATGAGTGAGGGTGAGTTAAGACCAGAACACCATACTGACCAAGTTAAACTTATTGAGTTGGCGAGTAATGACACGGACGCTGAGAGAACAACAGCAGGTTATCAGAAAACTGGTGACTTGATTACTCTACCATATACATCAAGTGAGTTCATCAAAAATCCATACGCTACTAAATCAGTTAACTGTAACCCATTCTTGGTATTCCAATACCAGGGTGATATCGCATTAACACCAAGTTTAGATGAGTGGTACGAAACAGAGAGAAGACCAGACTTAATCATCAACGATAATAATTTATTTGACACGATGACAGCCCTTGCGGGAGGTGGTAATAGTTTAGGCACAGTTTGGAATAACTGGCAGACTAACTGGTCAGGTCAGTGGTCTCAAAGTGCTGGGTCATCACAGGGTAATTTAAGTGCGGGTGCTACAGTAAGTGGTACAGTTACAAGTAGAACCAGAACAGGTATTACTAGAGAGATTTCTGGATCAAATATACAACGTCAATCATTTGGCGATAGAGTTGTTGATGTGGCATTTATACCTTTCATTCGTAGTCAGACTATATCATTTAGTGCGACAAGGTTAAAACCTAACAGTAAGGTATTCCCATTCTTTGATAATGTGAATATAACTTCATTCGTCACGCCTACATCAGGTGTTGCGGGAGGTAACCTAGTAACAGATAGTACAGGTTCAGTATCAGGTACTTTCGCATTACCAAATTCAGACGCTACAAGATTTAGAACAGGTGATAGAGTATTCAGATTAACAAGTTCATCAACGAATAGAAAGATTGATGATGATGTTGATACTTTCGCGGATAGTACATTTACGGCAAGAGGATTACAGACTACCAAACAAGAGACGATTGAATCCACAAGGGTTCCAATCATACGTTCAAATACTGTTTCAGAGACAGACGAGAGAAGAACGGTAGATAATATTTCTGTTGGTATTAGTATCCAAGAACCACCAAGAAATACAGATCCACTAGCACAAACATTTATGATTGATGATATTGGTGGTGTCTTCTTAACTAAGGTTGATTTATTCTTTAGTGAGAAAGATGATAACATACCAATCAAGGTATATCTGGTTGAGACAATTGAGAGTAGACCGGGTAGAAGAATATTACCATTCTCAGAGGTTACTTTACCTGCGGCAAGTGTGAATGTATCTACGACCGCGGCAACAGCGACAACGGTAACTTTCCCAAGTCCTGTATACCTACAAGGTAATAAAGAATATGCGATTATCTTAAAACCAGATAGTCAGAAATATAAAGCATGGGTGAGTAGATTAGGTGATACTGATGTTGGCGGCACAAGACGAGTAACAACACAACCGTTGATGGGTTCTCTATTCCGTTCGCAAAATGCGAGACTATGGACAGATGACCAGATGGAAGATTTAAAATTCACTCTATACAAGGCAGCATTCACAACAAATACTGAGGGTACTTTCAGTATGACGAATGACGCATTGGCGAGTAAGACATTGGTAAATAATCCAATCGAAACAAATTCTACCGCAGGTAGTGGTACAGGATTTGGTGGTAACCCTAACATAATTAAGATTAATCATAAACACCATGGCATGACGGATAACAAACCAAGTAAGGTGACGATATCTGGTCTTGGTGGTACAACAGACTTTAATGGTATTCAAGGTAGTGTCATAAACGGCACACATGATGTTGGTAACGTAACTGAGGATAGTTATACTGTAACTCTATCGGGCGATCCTGCGACTTCAACTGGTTCAGTTGGAGGTAGTGCTGTAGTGGCAACGCAAGACCGTGCCTTTGAGAGTGTCATGCCTAAGATTGGTATGTTAAACTTCCCAGATACTACATCAACACACAGCATTAAGACAACTTCGACACAATCTGTACATGGTAGTGAAACACCATATGTTACGGATAGTTCATTTAGTAGTATTGTGCCTAATGATAACTTTTACTTTACAACCGCTAAGGCAGTATTATCGACTATAAACGAAACAACTCACTTGTCAAGCACAAAATCACTATTTTATAATATTACATTGAGTACAGCAAACGCAAATATAAGTCCAATTATCGACTTATCCAGAACAAGTTTATATGCGATACATAATAGACTTGATAATCCTACATCAAGCAACACAACTGGATTCGTTGCGGAGACAGATCCAACTGGAGGTAGTGCGGGTGCGAAGTATATAACAAGAGAGATTAGTTTAGAGAATCCATCAACAGCATTAGATTTAAGAGTTGCGGCAAGTATATTCCCAACATCTTCAATCGAGGTATTCAGAAAAGTAAAAGGTATCGATGACGATAGGGAGATGAAAGATATACCTTACGTCCAGATGACACAGACAAATACGGCGATAGGTGCCGAGGGTAGAAGTCAATCACCATACAGTGGTAGTTTCAAAACAGACTTCTTCGACTATGAGTTTAATGAGAGCGATATCAACGAGTTTACATCTTTCAAAATTAAGATAGTTATGAAAGGCACGAACCCAGCATACCCACCACGTATAACAGACATGAGAGGGATTGCATTAGCATTATAATATGATGTATAGACAATTTAGAAAAGTAGAAGGGCATTCAAACATGGTAAGAGAAACCTCGTCTAGTGCCATCATCAATACTGACAAGTCAGCATATCAGATACATGTACAACGTATCAAAGAGGCGAGACAATCGAGTAACGATTTGAGAAATGCTGTGAGAGATATAAATAATTTAAAGGCAGAGATGTTTGAGATAAAATCTTTGTTGAAACAGATAGTAGAGAAATAATATGGCAGCGAAAAGTGTAGCAGCAACAAATACATTAGAACAGTTTAGGACAACTTTCAATAGTTTATCAGCGACAGACATTGGTGATTTGGCAACTCTAAACTCATCAATAGACGCCTCGTCACTCGTAGGTGCGATTAATGAGATTGAGAGTGAGGTATCAGCATTTAGTGTAAACACGATAACAAACGCAAGTGACCTAGGTGCGGCACCAGCAACTGATGATAGTTTCATCATAAGAGACGCAAATCAAAACGCATTGAGGGAGATGACGGTTGCGAATTTATTTAACGCACCAACATTAACAAGTCCAACAATTTCAGGAACCGTTGATGCTAATGGTAGTCTTGTCTTCGAGGGTGCTACTGCGGATTCTTTTGAAACAACAATCGCTATTACAGATCCTACAGCAGATAGAACGTTCACAATACCTAACGTGACGGGTACTGCTATCACAACTGGCAACTTATCTAGTATCACATCATTGGGTGTGTTGACAGGTACAACACCAATCGTAATGGAAGGTAACACAGCGAACAGTTTTGAGACAACGATAACACTAACTGACCCAACAGCAGATAGAACAATAACATTACCAAACGCAACTGGTACGGTTGTCCTAAAAGATACAACAGACACATTAACAAACAAGACTTTAACAACACCAGTTATCGCTGAGATAGATAGTGGTTCAACAATTACTTTAGACGCAACAACAGACATAGTGTTGGATGCTAACGGTGGTGATGTATTCTTAAAAGATGACGGAACAACTTATGGTAGTTTAACAAATACAAGTGGTAACTTAATAATTAAATCTGGTACAACCACGGCATTAACGATGAGTGGTGCCAACGTAACAATCGCAGGTGACTTAACTGTATCTGGTACAACAACTACAGTGGATAGTGCTACAATCAGTATTCAGAATGCTTTTGTCTTTGAAGGAGCAACTGATGATAGTTTTGAGACAACTCTCACAACGGTTGATCCAACAGCAGATAGAACAGTATCTTTACCAAACGCAACAGACACATTGGTAGGTAAAGCAACTACTGATACATTAACGAATAAGACTTTAACGAGTCCAATCGTCTCTGGTCTAGCATTATCAGATAGTTCAATCGTATTCGAAGGTAGTTCAGCGGACAGTTTTGAGACAACAGTAACGGTAACAGATCCAACTGCTGATAGAACTATTACATTACCAAACGAGACATTCCTACTATCATCAGGTATAAACAAGAAGACACTTGATGGTAATGGGTCAAACACCACAATCACAATTGACGCAGGGTACAATGTCAACCAGATGACCGTGACGATTAACGGTATCGCACAGGAACCTACGGAAGATTTCACAATATCTGGCACGACATTAACATTAGACGCGGCACCTGCCTCTGGTGATAGGGTTGTTGTTAGGTACTAAAAATTATAATTTAAAAAGTATTTCTTGTATAAATACTAATATAGGAGAAAAAGACTATGGTAACACGAATTAAGTCCAGTCAGATTACTGACGGAACAATACTAAACGCTGACGTAAATGCTTCCGCGGCAGTTGCGGCAACTAAAGTGTCTGGTCTTGCTACAAGTGCGACCACAGATACTACTAACGCGGCAAATATTGGTTCTGGTATTTTACCAGACGCTAGATTACCTGCAACTTTACCAGCAATATCAGGTGCGAACCTGACAGATATACCTGGTGGAATGTCAGACATAGCATTTGGACAAGGTACTTGGCCGAAC